AAGCAAAAGGATTGTTTGACTTAGATTCGTCAAACTGTAAGCCAATCTGTGCAAGCTGCAAGATAGCTTGTCCGCGCATTTCGTCATTGTAGGTGTATCCACGAACATTGCCTCTTGTAGCATAACGTTCGCATAACTTCATCCACATCATAGCAAGTTTATTAGTTGCTTTGCCGCTTTTTTTATCAAATGTTCCGTTCTCTAGCCCACCTTGCCAGTGACTTTTACCTACACAGATAAGTTCATCATTTTCATCAAACTTATAATGTTGAAAGGGAGGAAAGTTAAGCTTTGTTTTGGTGTCGGCAATAGTTTTTGGATTCTTTTTACGCCCAGGCTCCTCTGGAACATGATCAAACGTCATGATGCGGAATACTAAGTCTAATTTTTGCACTTTTCTGTAATCAATCTCACACTCTGCAAGTTTAATCTTTTCACCTGCTAACTTTCGAGCATCAAAGTCTTGATGTTGTAATCGTTTTGCTTGTGCTCGCTTTGCTTCTGCAACAGTCAGTCTATTAATTTTGTCTATACTGAGCAAAATCAAGTCATACTGGGCATATTCATCTGCTGAGTAACTACAGTACGTATTTTTTGATTTATGTATTTCTTTTAATATATCTTTATTATTAAGATAGTTTATTTTTCTAGCCATTCTATTAGAATCTCCGGTTATCTTATTACTATTACTATTATAATATACATACATTAAAAAGTCAACTAAATAATACATATAGGAGACAAATAATTATGCCAAATTACAACCCAGGCGGCACAGTTGGATCTAGTAGTAGAGCAAGCCAACGGCAGTCTAAAACAGCTGAGAAGTCAGTAGCTAATACACTCGGCTCCGCCCTTTCGTCCGGTGCTGGAGCAGTTTCAAATATAGCAAGAGGCTTTGGAAGCAATTTAGTAGATGAAATTACTGATTCATTTGGTCTTGGTAAACTACTGCGTAGTTCAAACATACCACTTTTTGGAATGTCCAAGGGAGTAGGGTTTTCTGAAGCAGCTTGGGGAAGTAAAAGTCCTGAAGACTGGCGTGTTAGGCTTTCAATACCTGCTAATTTTAATTTAGGTAAAGGTGTTCTTCAAAAAAAGCTAACAGATACTAATGGCATGGTATTTCCATACACTCCTCAGATTATTTTACAACATAGTGCAAACTATGGATCAATGCGTCCTACTCATAGTAACTATCCTTTTCCAGTTTACCAAAATAGCCAAGCTGATACAATTAGTATAACTGGAGACTTTTTAGTTGAAAATGCTGATGAAGCAACTTATTGGATAGCAGCAGTACACTATTTGAGAAGTGTAACTAAAATGTCATATGGTATTGATACTACCAACCAAGGATCTCCGCCACCAGTAGTTAGACTAAACGGATACGGTGATTTTGTGTTAAAAAATGTACCAGTTGTTGTAAATTTGTTTTCAGTTGATTTACCATCAGATGTTGATTATATTCATGTTCCGGGTATTGGCCCAGAAGGAACTTGGGTACCAACAAGAAGTCAAATAGCTATACAAGTTACACCAACATACAGTAGACGTTCAGTTCAATCGTTTAGTCTTGACAAATTCATTGCTGGCGATTACGCTAATAGCAGTGGAGTAGGATTTATCTAATGGCATCATATACACCTTCAAGTCCTTACTACAAAACTAGCAATGTAAGAAATCAATATCTTGACACACTTTCTATTAGACCAGTACCTTCAGAGTCAGACGATGTATTATATACTATTGAAGTACAATATACTCACAGACCAGATCTTTTAGCATATGATTTATACGGCGACAAAGATCTGTGGTGGGTCTTTGCTCAACGAAATATGGATACAATAAAAGACCCAATATATGATATTGAAGCAGGCACTGCAATATATATTCCAAAAGGCGAAGCACTACAACGAGCTTTAGGATTATAAATGACAATAGAAGCGCAAAACTGGGCAGACCGACTAACAGCAGCAGGCAACACAATTGAAGAACGTGCTAACACTTCAGCGTCAAGTATAGCCGACTCTGCGGCAATAACAGTAGGAAACGTAGATGCACTTGGTGCTACTGTGACACAAGGTGCTAACGGCCTTCTAAACAACATTACTAATAAATTTAGCAGTCAGTTAAGTGGTCTTGTAGGAGGATTGAGTTCTGGAAGCGGAAAGATGCCTAATGAATTAGATCAATTTGCTAGTTACAGTTATATTTTTACTTTAGGTGTATTAACTCCATTTGAAGTAAACTATCCTGCTGCAACATATAGAAATCGAGAACCTATTTTTACAATTCTAAGAAGCGGTGGCGGTAAAACTACATCAGGTCGAACAGTTTATGATAAAGAAGGCAAAACAGAATATTTTATAGAAGACATTGATATTGACACAATTATTACAGCTACTGATAGAACTAGGTTAACAAATGCTACTGCATTATCTTTTAAAGTACTTGAACCGTATAGTATGGGAAATTTCCTTCAAGCTCTACAAGTTTCAGCACTACAGGCCGGTTATAAAAATTATTTAGAAGCTCCGTTTGTATTACAGGTGCAATTTAAAGGATGGGATGATCACGGCAGACCCATAAATGCTAGTAGGGCACGGCGTGTTTACCCAATAAAGCTAGTAAACGTAACTTTTGATGTTACTGAAGAAGGAAGTACATATGATGTACAAGCAATTCCTTTTAACGAATCAGCCTTTACTGATCAAACACAGTCGTCGCATACTGATATACAAATTTCAGGTGCTACTGTTTCAGAAATGCTACAGTCTGGAGCAGCTAGTTTAACTACTGTGTTAAACAATAGAGAACTACAGTTAGTTGACGCAAAACAAGCCGACACTGCTAGTCAATACACAATACTATTTCCAACTGAAATAGGATCATCTGGTGCTGGAGACTTTGCTCCTACAACTAATAACGACGGAGCAACTGATAAGAGTTCTCAGGATAGTTCAAGTGAAGGTATGCGAGAATTGTCTGCAGAAGAATTACAGCGATTATACACTAGTGTAACTGGAATAACAAACGGAAAAGTTCCGGATACTTTTGAAGAACAAATACAAAATGTTGCAGGAGTAGTAGTTAGTAGAAGTCAATTAGGTGAACAAATTAGAGACTTTTCTGATGATCCAGTTAATTTAAATAAAATTGGCCTAGCTGCAATTGTTAAGAGTAATTTAGATGGCGGAAAAATGCCAATGGGAATTCCAAAGTCTGCAGAAAACGATGACCGTCCAGGAAAAATAGATAGGTGTAAAGTTCAACGGAGTCAAGATGTTAGATCGATGACATTCTCTAGTGGCATTAAAATACAAGACATGATTGAACAAGTTGTAATTGCTAGTGAGTATGGTCGGCAAATTGCTACAACAAAAGCTGATACAAATGGTATGGTTCCGTGGTTTCGAATTTCTAGTCAAGTCTATCTAGTGTCCGGAAATGAACAAGTAGACAGAACAGGTCAATCTGGCAGAATACTTGTTTATAGAGTAACTCCGTATATGGTACATCGTAGTGTGTTTCAAGGACCCACTGAGGAATCACCTGGAACTATACAACTTAAACGTCAAGCAGTAAAAGAATACAATTACATTTATACTGGGTTAAACAAAGATATAATTGACTTTGACATTAAATTTAATTATGCATTTTTTACAGGTTATCACGGAGATCTAGGACAGCTAACTTCGGATAGTGTACAAGGCGGCTCGCAAGAACTAGGTGGAGGAAACACTAGATCTACTCCTGGTACCAACACAGGAAATACTGAAGCAGTTGCTGAAGGACTATTAAAAGCAATAGTTCCAACTGCAAATATAGTAGACGGTGGTGGTTTGGTAATGCATCCAGAAAGCATAGTAGCTATGGACTTTAATGAAGCTCTAGTTAATAGTCCGGCTGACTTGTTGCAAGTAGACTTAGTGATTCACGGCGATCCCTATTTTATGGCAGACAGTGGTATGGGCAACTATAGTTCTCCTAGTCTAGCAGGGGCACTAAATTTGTTAAGCAACGGTGCAATGTCTTATGAAACTGGAGAAGTTGATATTATATTAAACTTTAGAACTCCGTTAGATTACGGTTCTAACGGATATATGGACTTTCCAGGATTTGGATCTCAACCAGTTGCTAATTTTAGTGGATTGTACAAAGTAATACAAGTAAGCAACAAATTTAGCAATGGTGAATATACACAAGAATTACAATTAATTAGGCGCAGGAATCAAGAAAATACAGGAGACGCAACTTCAGAATCTACATCAGCAGTTGCTCTAACAGATTTAGCTAAACAAATATCCGCCACTCCGGAAGCCTCTAAATAACAGTACCATTCTAAGGAATAAAAATGGAAGAAAAACGTACCTCAGGAAGTCAAACTAGTATAGACGGTCCAGGCCCATTTCTAGCTAAAGTTAGAAATCATTTAGATACTGAATATATGGGTCAACTTCAAGTTGAATTATTAAAACACAACAGCGAAGGTAATTCTGTTGAAACTTCAGGACAAATGGTAACAGTTAGTTATCTAAGCCCGTTTTATGGAGTTACACCTTATAAGGGAGTTACTGAAAACGAAGGTTTTGAGAATAGTCAACAAAGTTATGGATTTTGGGCAGTTCCTCCTGATGTTGATTCTACTGTATTAGTTATTTTTGCTGAAGGCAATAAAGGACAAGGATATTGGATTGGTTGTGTGCAAGACCAATATGCAAATTTTATGGTCCCAGGCAATGCAAGCACAACTTATAATAGAGAAGAAACTGGACAATTACGACCAGTAGGCGAATATAATAAACGATTAGAAGAAGCAACAGGAAACAATCCTACACAATTTAAAAAACCTGTACATACTGATGCATACGCTGCTCTCCAAAGAGCTGGATTAGAAAATGATTCTATTAGAGGACATACTACAAGTAGTGCTAGACGTGAAACTCCTAGCATGGTGTTTGGGTGGAATAGTCCGGGCCCTGCAGACTGGAGAGACGGTAAGCCAAGAGTAGCATACGGTGAACAATTTGGACAAACTCAAGTTCCGTTTAATAGATTAGGCGGATCTAGTTTTGTAATGGACGACGGCGATCCAAGTCTTTATAGAACAAGTTCTCCTTCAGAAGGACCTAGTGCATATGCTAGTTTAGACGCAGGCGGAAATCCATTATACCCTGCTAATGACTTGATGCGTTTTAAAACACGATCAGGTCATCAAATTCTTATGCATAACAGTGAAGATTTACTATTAATAAGTCACGGCAATGGCACAATGATTGAAATGACTGCTGGAGGAAAAATTGACATTTATGCTAAAGATAGTGTAAACGTGCATGCAACTACTGACATTAATTTAAAAGCAGATCGAAACATTAATATAGAAGCAGGTAATGCAATTAATATGAAATCAGGAACAAACACTAATTTTGAAAGTGTAGCTGATCTAAATATAAAAGTTGGAGCAAACGGAAGAATTACCACAGGCGGAAAAACTAATATTACTGCTGGCGGAATTTATATGACATCAGACCCAATACATTTTAACGGCCCTGTTGCTGAAGCAGCAACTGGTGCAGCAGCACCTACTAGAGTTCCTGGCGGTGGCGGTTGGCTTGGCGCAGAAAATAGAAATCCAGCTGCACATATTGCTGCACAAACTGACAATGTAGAAGGAACAAGTTCTCCTGTAGTTACAGATGACGGAACTACCGCAGTACAAACCCCAGCAGATGCCGGCGAAGTAGAAGTCGAAGATACTTTTAAACAATGCCCACCTACTGAAGTAACACCTACTGCTGAAACAACGGCTGAAAGTAATGCTACAATAGTAACTCCAAATAGTGGCGCACGATAAGAGGTAAATACAGTATGAGCACATTAGAGAAAAAATTGTACAGTGAAATCACAATACGTCCTAACGTAAAAGCTGACTATGGTGTTGGCACAAGAACCTATAGGGGATTTAGTACAGTTAATTCCGAAGCTAGTAGTTTTGTATTATACGATATAGAATTAATTAAACAGGACATTATTAATAATTTTCATGTTAGGCAGGGAGAATTAATTAGTAATCCTGAATTTGGAACAATTATATGGGATATAATTTTTGAGCCATTAACAGAGCAGCTCAAGAATGCTATCACCGAGAATGTAACACAAATTATTAATAGTGATCCGCGTGTGCAAGTAGACAGCATATCAATTGACCAATATGATAGTGGCATACAATTAGATGCTACACTGGTATATCTTCCTTATAATATTGCAGAACGTATGCAATTAACGTTTGACGAAAACAACGGTTTTACTTCGCAGTAATTAAGTACGTAGTTTTGTAAATTCAATAAATACTATGTATAAAAGAGGAAGCAAAGCATGTCATCAACAGATAGACAAAATAGACTTTTAGTAGCCGAAGATTGGAAACGAATCTATCAGAGCTACCGAAATGCTGATTTTAAGAGTTACGATTTTGATAATTTACGTAGGACGATGATTAATTATCTACGTCAAAACTATCCAGAGGACTTTAACGATTATATTGAGTCAAGTGAATATCTTGCACTTATAGATCTTATTGCATTTTTAGGTCAAAACTTTGCTTTCCGCAACGATTTAAATGCTCGTGAAAACTTCCTCGAACTAGCAGAACGTAGAGAAAGTGTATTACGATTAGCTAGGATGCTTTCTTATAATCCCAAACGTAATCAAGCAGCAAACGGCTTACTTAAAATTGAAAGTGTACAAACTTCGGAAGAAGTGCGAGATTCAAACAATCTTAATTTAGCAAAACAAACTGTTATATGGAACGATCCTAGTAATTCAAATTGGTACGAGCAATTTATAAAAATTATGAATTCTGCTTTGCCTGTAAACAACACATTTGGCAGACCTATTAAAAGTGAAACCGTAAATGGTGTTCCTACACAGCAATATCGCTTTAGTAGTTCTAATTCTGATATTCCTGTTTTTAGCTTTAATAAAGCAATTGACGGAATTACTAATAGATTTGAGATTGTTAGTACTGATATAGTTAATAGTAACATTGAAGAAGAAGCTCCTTTTCCAGGAAACAACTTTGCATTTTTATATAGAGATGACGGCCGAGGATCTGCAAGTTCTAATTCAGGATTCTTTTGTCACTTTAGACAAGGAACATTAGACCAAGGATCGTTTACCGTTGACAATCCTAGTACAAATCAAGTAGTTGCAATTGATGCAACTAATATTAATAATAGTGATATTTGGCTTTATAAATTAGACAATTATGGCAATGAAGAAGAGTTATGGTCTAAAGTAGATGCAGTTGAAGGAAACAATGTCATTTATAATAGTTTAAGTAAAAGTATTAGAAACATCTACAGTGTATTAACTAGAGCAAATGACAGAGTTAGTTTAATATTTTCAGATGGTGTGTTTGGTACGTTACCGCAAGGACAATTTAGAGCATACTACAGAACAAGTAAAAACAGAAGAATTGTTATTAATCCCGGCGACATGCGCGGCGTTAGTGTAAGTGTTCCGTATTTGAGTAAAACTGGAAAACAAGAAACACTTACTATTGTATATCAGTTAAAGTATACTGTTGACAATAGTACAGTAAGTGAAACTAATGCAAGTATTAAAGCAAACGCTCCGGCGACATATTACACTCAGAATAGAATGATTACAGCAGAAGACTATCAAATTGGTCCACTTGGTGTAAGTCAAGAAATTATAAAAGCAAAAAGTGTAAATCGAATTGCAAGCGGAATTAGTAGATATCTAGATCTAAAAGATGCTACTGGAAAATATTCTAAAACAAATTTATTTGGTATTGACGGAATTGTGTATAAAGAATTTTTAACTCCTAAACAAACATTTAGTTTTACAACAAGAACTGATGTTGAAGGAGCAATTGTTAATACAATAGAACCTATATTAAATGACAGAAAAATTAAAAACTATTATCTTAATACGTTTCCATTTTTTCTTCTAGGAGATCTTAATATTTCCTGG